ATAACGCTCGAGGTCATCAAAAATTTGATTGACTTCTGGTTTCATAGTCAAATACTTCTTAAGCCATTTTGCGGCCATTGTTATCTCCTTAGATTTTTATTGATAGAGAGGGTTGATGAGTGTTGTAAACAATAGTACAACCATTTTCGTTGTCTTCGCTTACACTAATTGTAACATTACGTTCAGGATATCTGTTGGCAATTTGAACATATAAATCATCTGCGATCATTTCGCAGCTTTTATAATCTAGATTGAGAGTGGAATCGGAATACAAACTCTCCAGCCATCGTTTGAACTGGATGAATTCGATGTCCCTGTCATTATGGAACACATCGATTGACACCCTGAAGTGGAAAATATGGCGATGAGGGTAACCAAGAAAACTAACATCCGCAAGACCGGGATCCTCCAATGCTGCTGGGTATTTATGAATACCTTCTCGGCCGAATGTTACCCAAATTTGTCTTTGAGCTTGATTCACGATTCTATCCGCAGTTTCTCTTTGTAGTTGATTCATTACCGATAACTCTAGAAGTGGAATTTATATAATAACATTAAAGTTGATTAGTTGCAATACTTGTATATGTCCGGAAATATCTGTTTACTGTCCAAATTGCGTCTTCGATCAAGTCGTTGTAGAAAATGAAACACTTCTTTGGGATTTCTATTAGATATTTTAGTTTTTAAACATTTCAAAATAAATTGTAATTGTTGATTATAATTTGACATTCCGTCAATTTCAGACTCGACTTTAGTTATAAGACTATCAACATACTCGTTTGATAAAGTTCTTGGATCGACTGCTGGTAGAGTGTAATGACCATCGTTTACAAACTGTATACTGATATGATTTTTTTCAAATCCGATACTCTCCATCAGTCTAACAAAATCAAATATAGTAGTAGCATTAAATATGTTGTACACAGAGTTTATAAAAATTTTATCAGTTTTTGATTTTAAAAATAGTAAATTTTCATAAAAAACATTCCAGTCTCCGCCGTATCTGATGTAATTATATCGTTCATGTGAATCGTCGGCACTAACTACCCACTGACAATTTTTAAATTTTAATAATTGTTCAAATATTTGATTATTTTTAATTTTCGACAAGTTAGTGTTTACCCTAACCACACAATCAGGATTGACTTTGTGTAATTCTTCTAATAGCTTGAGATTTTCTTTAATTAGCAAAGGCTCGCCACCGGCAAGATATGCTATTTTTATACTATGTATGTTGTCTAGAAAATATTTATATAACTGATTTATTTTTTCATCTGATATGTGATTAACAACGTTCATTTCGCTGGCCCATGATGAGCTTAGATCGGGTCCGCAATACACACAAGCAAAGTTGCATGTGTTTCTAAATCTTAGATCTGCGTATTGATAGTTAAATTTAGTAGGATCGTTGAAAAGGTCTGTATTGTAATTTTTGAAATCATTTAGTGCATGTGCTCGCGTGGTGACACTGTAATTAAAGTTATCTTCGTCGGTAGTTAACTGATTTGGATAACAACGTTTGCACCCGTCGGGCGAGATACCGTTGAGCATGTCAGATTTAATTTTTATGGCTTTAGGGCCATTTAATATTTCATCTAGCGAAGAGTTTCTTATGTTACCCAATTTGTTTGTAGATATACAGCAATTATCTATTTCTCCATTGGGCCAAAGATAAAACGAAGTCCATGGCAAAGGGCAAAACTGTTTATTGGTTGAATACTCTTTATAACTCATTTAATTATTTTAGTCTTTGGTAGTCAGTAAATACTTATAATTCTTTCTACAGTTTCTCGTTGTTCTTGATTCATTGTTAGTAAAGTTTATAATTGAATATACTTTCAAATTTTTCATTTCTAGATTCATCGAAGTCTTTGGTAAATTCTACAAATTCTTTATACTCTTCACTGTTATAAGAATTAGATAATTCTTTCCTCCATATTTTAAATCCGTTGATTAAGAAAGAAAAGTTTGGTATGTCTTGAATTAAACTTTCTGCTAAATCAATTTGTTCAATAGCCCTAGACCGTAGATCATCGTTTAACACATAAATTTTTATTGGTTTTGGATTTTGAATTAATTTCATAATAAACCAAGTTGAAGTATTTGCATTATACAATCTTAGTAGGAATTTTGTAAAATTTTCTAAGTCTAAAATTGTATAGGCGCTTAATGAACTATTTACGACAAGATTGCAGTTTTTTAACTTAGCTAATTCAAAGCAATTTTTTTCTACAACAGCCCAATTGGTTCCATATCTTTGGTACTCGGCTACTTGATTAGATCCGTCTAAGCTAAGAGTAATGTGTAGAGATTTAAATTTTTTTAATTTTTCGACAATTCTTTCGTTATACACACTAGCATTAGTGTGAAATTGTAATGTTGCATTTTGACTTATGTTATTATCATTCATATAATCAAGTAGATCATAATACTGTCTAATGATCATCGGCTCTCCGCCGGTTAGCATGATCCATTTTGCCTGCGGTAATGCTTTTTTAATTTGATTAAAATCTTCTTCAGATATTTCTTCAAGTGCAGTCTGTTGATTGTCGTTGACAAAAAGCCATTTTTTTAAATGAGGTTTCTCTTCTAACTCCATAGCAATTCGATTGCTGTCTACCGGTGTACACATTCTGCAACTAAAATTACATAGATTACTGGCACGTATTTCTATATATTGTAAGTCAATCTCAGAATCTACTGTTAAACCTTCTGGGGACAACGGAGTGATTTTATTATAGACTTGTGTTCGGATACTTTCTAAGCCAGCATCTTCAAATTCCCAACAGTTGCGACAACCGTCAGGTCTTTTGCCGGCAAGAAACTCTTGCTTAATTTTTTTAAGCATTACACTGTTTTTATAATCGGCTGGGGTGCCGGGAACAAACTCGCGGTGAGTACAACATATTTTTGAACCATTTTTATTATAGAATATACTAGTCCACGGTGCCGGGCAAAAGCTGTTCATTTAATAATTTCGTCTTTAGTATATTTAGACCAGTCAGTGAAAATCATATCTCTTTTCATCAAAGTATGTACACTATGACACCATACACCGGGATTAGTTGCTGCAAAGTCTTTGTCGTCTAACTTAATTACAGCATTATATCCCAATTGTTGTATATAAGGCAATTTAACCGATATCATTGGTATAAATTTGTGATGTTCAGTTAGTCCGGTTTCTAATAAACCTTCTGCGTCACTGACATCTATATCTAAAGTGCACCAGTATCCTCGCATGATAAAAGACGATATCATGTTGGTCCAGCGAGTCCAATCCTGACTAGTGGAACGGCCGGTTGGAAAACTTTGATTGGCACCAAAATAGATATGTTGAATAGATTCATTTCCTAACTTTGTATAAGGATCGTTTAGAATTTTTTCTATTTCTTCTACAGGTTGTACACCTACAACGAAAAGAGTCTTTAGCCCGTAAGCAGGGCTATGTTCTACTTCTTTGCCTAAAAACATTGAAACTTTATTATGTCCAGGTCTATCCATTATTCATCACCGTAACCTATACGTTGAGTATCTTCTTCCCATTGAAGTTTTGTCAATCTTGAAATTTCGTCTTTGATTTGTAGTTTGCGTTTTTTCATTTCTGACAGTTTTTCAACTTCAACATGAGGATGATTACGCTCCATGTCATCGATTTGTTTGTTTAAAGTTCTATGTGCTTCTTGCAATTGATGGATTTTTTCTCTATACATATTACTCCTCCAAATGAGATTGCATAATGTCGGCTGCTTCGTCTTCGGACATGTCATCCATGTCACTCTCTACAGTCTCAAAAAGTGCATTAAACATTGTACGACTGTTTTTTGTCTTTTTTCCTTTAAACCCGCGAGTGCCAATGATATCCATCCAGTAACTATCATAGTAATTGATAATTGCTTCTGCACTTGCTCGATCGGGCGCAGAAAAAACAGCGTCAACAATATCTTCAAATTTTGAGTGATCACCATTACGGTGCCACAACATGGCAGGACGTTGGCCTGCATCAAATGTTCTATTGGCACGTTGAACCGATTCAATGTGTGTCCATACGTTGTGCCCCATCATTAGTGCATAACTAAAACTGTCCCACGAAGTCTTGCCTTCTTTTCCATTTTTATTTAGATCACCGGGTTTATATATACAAACATCTTTAATTTGCAAATGCTGACTTATTGGGCTTTCGTCAAAATGATCAAATATACCATCTTGTATGACTGCATCACCAAATTTTCTAGTGTCGGTTGCATACTTTTTATCATCGGCACTGGAATTCATTCTGTACGACCATTTGCTATCGTGAGTCAAGTCGATTTGATGATACATTTGTCCGTTAGCAGTTGCCAGGAATGGACTGGCACAATCAAATGAAATAGTGAAGTTGGGGTTAACGTATCGCCGCACGGCTCGCTGTACAACTGTGAGCAATACTGCCCATTCCAACTTGCTTGTTCCCAAAAAATGCATCCAATCATGCCGACCTTCTTGTAACAAGTTATCATATCGCAGTGCTACCAATCGTTTCAGCACAAGGTGAATGTCGCACATGTTCTGACCGCCCATGGCCCAACCATCAAAGTGTGTGTCGGGGTACTTGGCAGGATCGCAGTACTCTTTCATTTCTTCGTACCATTCGTCGGCACTGGTATGATTGTCGCCTTGTAAAACATTTAAAAACTTTGCGCCACCGTTGTTTTTACCTCGACGATGTTGCATAAAATAGTTATTGTTATACTTTGTAGCATCCACAGCTTCTTGTAGAGTTCGTATACCGCAGGCATCGCTAGCTTTTTTATCATGAATGACCCAAGTGGGAATATCTAGAATCATGCCATAGTCAGCAATACCATCTAACCATTTAAGAACACTAGAGCGTTTCTTTTCTGCCTTGGCACAACCTGAGTTAGCCTTCCAGTCGCCTTCCCACAATCCTTTAGCGATCTGGAATCCGCCCGAGTCGCCTAGCATGAATGTACCTGGTTCACGTTTACGAACCATATCCTCACTGGCATCTTCTTTGTTCAAATCTAGGTTTGCGTGTCCGCCCGAGTACAGGCTCCACCGGTAAGGGAAGAGGGCTTGTTGACTGTTGAGCCAATTGAATTGCTCCATGTCTTGTAGTGCCTTAGGCATACGAGCAGGATCAACATAATCATTGTTAACACGTTGTTTTCCTATAAAAGTTGCATAGAAACCAGATATGGCAGGCAAGAACACTGCATAGTCTAATTGTTTTGCTGTCAAATTATCCTGCATAAAATTTTACCGAGTTAATTAGTTTGTAGTCTTGTGCAAAGAATGACTTTAGATTATAAAGGTATTTAGAATTATTTTCAATTGTTTGTTTAAAAATTTGTTTAAACTTTTTTCTCTCTGGGTTGTCTACAGTTACATGTTGATAATCATAATTGTAATATCTGTTAGACATTCCGCGACTGTTTAAGAAATGGCTGAACAAATTTCTATATTCGGGCCCACATAGGAAAAAAGTACAGTTATCAAGATTTAATTTTTCTAAAAACAAAACTTGTTGTTCGGTATGGTCATCAAATGCCACCCGATCAAAAATTAAATCAAAAAAACAAGTAGAAAAATATGCGCTATCTATATTTCGATGATACAAATACATGTATTCTGCTATGCCGCTTAACCATCTTTCAACAGGATCTCTCAGAACAATCAATGCATGCTTATTGTATAGATTATCTGTGTGGTAATTGTAATTTTCCCATTGCCAATCTTTTAGATTGGGCTTGGTCCACGAACTTGCATTTTTTGGAATGTTAACGTACATAAGGTCATGCTTGGGGTGACTCATACACTCACCAAATACATGACCTTTATGTTTGTAATACTCTAAAAAACTTATCACTTTGTTTGTGCAGGGAGAATATAATTATAAATTGCCAGTCCTGAATCTACTGTAATTTGTGCTGCACCATCATCGCTGAAACGAATAATTTTGTTACCTGGTAATCCTAAGATATTGATTACAACGGAAACAGGCCAATGCCATGGTTTGGTCAATGAGCCAGCTACATCATGTGCAAATACAAAATTTCCTGCATGGCTACTATGATCACCAAAATAGAACACTAAGTTATTATTTTCAACTTTGGCAACAAAAGAAGTTTCTTCGCTATTTGCACTCGCTTGAAATTTTAATCTTTGAATGGCTGCTACACTTGGTTCAATTTCTACACCCCATGTGACACCTCGGAATTTTACTGTTTTTAATTTATCATTAACAACTTCCGCACTCATAAATCGATAATCATTTTTAAAATCTTTGCCTTTATTTTCAAAATGAATACCAGCTGGTACAGTGTTATTATCCTTGTTATTTGTAATGATATTAACAGTAGCGTCTTCTTTGTATTCAGGAATATTAAGAATAGTGTTTAATTTTCCCAAATTTGGCATACCAAATACACCAATAAATTCTGGAATAGGATTATGAAATCTTGCTTCTAGTATTGCAACTCTTTCTTCTGATACTGCATTAATTAATGTTTCATTCTCTGTTCCTGTAATTTTTAATAAATCAATTACCCCCAAAGAATGTGTATGTGAAACGATGTCTAGTAGATAATCTCGCATTTTTTTCTCCGTAACGATTGCTTATTGTATAACAAAAGATTTAGTTTGTCAAAATTAATAATACTTTATTTCACCAAGTGCTTGGTGAGCTTTGACTGTTTTGAGTACACCTGGTTTTTGTAATTCAATCCAACTGGTAGATGGTAAAAAATCATAACATGCAGAAACAACGAAACCTAAACTTTCTGCAAGTGGGATCAACATGCTCTTAGGCACATAACTCATAAAATAATTTTCGCATAAACCAGCACTTGCTGACAAGTCTGCATTGTTGTATGTGAATAGCATAGTGCCGCCTGGTCGAAGCCAAGCCATACTTTGGATTAGATATTGCTTTATAGTATCCAAACTTAAATAATTGAAGTAATCATGACTAAAAATAAATCCAAATTGATTCTGTGGTAAGCCTTCTATTACAAATTGATTTATTTTATATTTTCTTAATCTAGCTTGGTATTGCGGTACAAACTGGTCGGATGCAGAATCTAAAAACTCATCATGATGATCAGATATGTACAATGGATCAAATCCAATCAAATGCTTGGTCCATTCTCCGTCTCTACAACTGATTTGCAAAGCAGGATACTTCCATGAATTATGTAAAAAAATTCTACTTAACAAAATCTGTTCCGATCCTTCTGCCAGACTGATTTTTTTAACATTGCGTATAAATTCTATATCTTCTGACAAACATTCAGTCTGATAGTTTTTGGTAAAAAATTTTTGTGTAAGTTGATTGATTTCGGCGTTCATTTCCTCAATCAAAGAGTTAATTTTGTCTAAGTCTTTGAGAGAATTATGATATATTTGTAGATGTTCGTCGGCAATGGTTTTTATTTTATTTGCAAAATATTCATTTGCTTGGTCGGCTACTAAGGTAAGTGAGTAAGCGTTTTCGTCCACAGTTTTTTTGATAGACGTCAGGTTCAATGCTTCCTTTAAGAAATTACGCACGTACACTAATTCATGTAGTTTCATTGATCGAGTATTTTGAAGTATTTTATTTATTCAAAACTAAACAAGCTGTCAAAGGTTGTCTTGATATCAGTGTGCGAAGGAATATCCCACTCCAGTACTCCCAACAAGTTTTCTACTTTTTGGTCAACAATAGTGCCTTCCATTTCACCGTCGTCAAATGGCAATTCACGAAACCAAGCAGGTAAATGACTTTCGTCTGTGGGATAACCGACACTGGTATAACCCAAAGGATTATCTCGAAGTTTACACACAATAGTTTTCATACCGTCCACAATTGACATGCTATAATTATCGCCATGCATTCTACGTAAATTGTTCCAGTTCATGGCAGCACGTACATGGCCTGGCATGTTTGCTTTACCTAGTCGCTCTTCCTCTTTGGTATATTTGGTCAAGTTGTTTACACGTTTAGGAGTACCTTTTTCCCATGCTGGTCGGTCCTGGAACGCTAGTTTGAATTCACGCACACGATCATAAATTTCTTCACGTGGTGCGCCAGTCAGCACAGCGGTAAGTAGTTCGCTCAAGAAGTCCTGCACGACCTTGGGAGTGTCTGACCGCTTGAGATCAAGACCCATGGCCTTGACCTTACCGGGCTTGCCGTGTGTGTCTAATCTATGTCCTTCTAGATCATATATGAGAACAGCGTATCGTTTCTTCTTTATAAACAATCCCTTACTTGCAACAAGTTCGCGTCCACCTTTAATAAGTTCGCCCATTGCTCTAGGCACGTGACAAGCTCGCTCCATAAAGGCCGGGAAACTGGCGTTGACTTGGTCGGCAATTGAGTCATAGAGCTGGGCACAGATTTCTTTTGTCCATTCCATTCGACCGGATTCAACTTCCTCTCTAACTGCTGGCCAAGCTGTGAAATAACATGAATCAGTGTCGCCATAGATAATACTTTTACCGACATGGTCGTACTCTCCGAATACGCACTCATTGATATACGCATCCATGTGTCTAGCAATGATCCGTCCAGTGAGCGTAGTAGATTGACCAATCCTTTTGTCGAAAAATCTACAACCTGGATTGAGAATCGCTCCGTAGAGACTGTTAAGGTTAATTTTTTTGACAAGTTGTCGCTTGTCCCAGAATGCTTTGTCCTCATCGGTAGCGGCCTCTTTTTTCTTGGCTTGCAGTTCCTTGCGTTCTGCGTACCATCTTTCTAGTAGTCCAGGAACAACAGCCTTTTGTTCGTAACTGAAAATAGTTCCGTTAGCTGATAACATCCACGGTTGATTGCTATCAAAGATCATGCGCCAGATGTCAGCGGCACTCATAACATCCGATCCGCCGGCTTCCCAGTCAACTGTGATCTCTGTGCCGGGTTCGGCATTCATTACAGCAGTATATTCAAGACTACCAAACATGTTTTCCCAGGCGTCTGCAAAACTACTGCCCGAATTCATTTTTTCTTGAATATACCTATCGGTCATTATCGGCCGGAGTTGGCCGACGATTGACTCTTGTGCCATGTTAAGAGCGCGGATTGCTGACGGGTAGAGGCTGTTGATGTCGATTGCGCCGATCCAGTCGTGCATGCCTTTCTTGGGGAAAGCAACATAGGCACCTGCTGCTTGTGTGTCACCTTGATCATCTCTTCCTTTCCTATTAGGTACAACCATACCTCGTTGATGTGCTTCGTTGATAATTGCTTGCTCAGTAACTGCTACAGCTCCCATTGTGGTTGGAAGCAATACTGTATTATCATGTGCTAGTTCATTGGCTAGATCTAGGAAACGCAGTTTCTTGTCTAGTTTGGCCACAAGCATGGTATCCTGCCTGTTGTAGTCAATGAACTTGGGAAAGTCTTTGTTGTATAGTTGATCTAGTGTGCCTTCGTATTGTGTTTTACGCTCATCTAGTTCATATTCGCCAATGGCATCCAAACTATAGCTGTGCCGCTCTTCATAAGTGTATTTTCGATACAGTTGCATATAGTCCATATGCACACGACCAATCAAGTCAAAGGTCAAGTTCTCTGCACCAAAACGTTCAAATGTTCTTTGTTTAGGTAGTTGTCCCCAAAGACAAAATCTACGTGTGTCATCTTTGTTGAGTACTCGAGTTATACGCATGACCATGTATGGAATATCAAAGCCTTCTGAGTTCCATCCGCTTAGTATATCGGCATCATCGATGATATCTAGGAAAGTGTTAAGTAGATCTTCTTCACGCTCAAACAAGAAACAGTTGTCGTACTTGGCGCAAATCTCTTCGGCAGTTGCCCAACTATAACTTTTAGGTGGTACAACCAATGTAACTAGTTTGTCCATCCAGTCAAGATAAACTGATATGGCAGTAATAGGATTGAACGGATCTTCGGGCCGACTAAAACCTCTTACTGGATCAAAGTCGACCTCAATATCAAAAAATGCAGTTTGTAGCTTGGGGGATTCTGATCCTAGATAGTGTTCTTCAAGGCATCGGAATACCGGATTGATATCTGATTCCCAAAGACGCTTGTTGCTATTAATACGTATTTCTTTTTGATATTCCTTTTGTGAACGTGACGAAAATCTGCTAACAGGAGTTCCGTACACAGTACGAAATTTACCACGCGGGTCGTCGTAGTAAAAGACATAGTTGGCTGGGTATTCTCGATATACTCTCTCACCATTTATTCTTTCAACTATGTGAATACGGTCTGATCCGCGATCATAAAGTGCGTCAACATAACTCATGCTTAATTATACAGTGTCCTTGTAATAAATGCTATAGATTTTTTTGATATCCATATCCGGATGAAACTTTTGTAACTGTTCTAACTGATAGTGTATAGCTTCATAATCTGTACTAAATTTGGTTGTCTCTATGGTGTAAATTAATTTATCGAAAGCTGTTTGATATTTTTTAGGAACAAGTAAAGAAATATTTTTTGTATCATCTAAAATATTTTTTGCTTGCGCCGACGGTATAAGTGATATACTAAAGTTGTCATTTTGTTCGATCACAGGCATAAAACTAATTGTAAAATCTTTGTTGGAATATCGATCAATTAGATATTTCCAAAAACTGCCAATATGATGTAAGTTAAGACTAGTAACAACTGAATGGACGTTTAGATTTGTAAATTTTGTTTTTTTCCTGGTCTGCGCCCAGTCCATTAATTTGTCTACGTTTTTTTGTATTTGATTCCAATTTGATGGAGTACGCTGAAGGTAGGCTATTTCATCCATGCCATCTAAACTCAAGTTCATTCCTGTACGATTAAATTGATCTAATAAATTTATAAGCCTTTGATTAATGTTGGTACAATTTGTGCTTATCCATGGATATAATTTATCATGATAATTTAAATCTATCATGTGCTGTAGAAAATCAAATGTGCCTTCTATTATGGTAGGTTCTCCACCGATTAAAAAAATAGAACGAATATCATCAGAATAATCTTTAAGAATCGAATTTAACGGATTAGTGTTAGGCCAATCATAAGTTTTGTTAAAATGTTTTTCTTCAACACTATTCGGCTGATAATCTTTAGAAAATTTTATTTCATTAAAATTAGAAACTCCCTTATTAGAGTAAAATTTAGACCACGACGTACTATATTGTGGAGTACACATTTTACAACTAAGATTACAAAGATTTCCCGACATGATTTGAAAATCAAAAGGATAATCATCTAGGCATCCGTTATTGTTTTTAGCAAATTCAACTCTGTCAGAAATTGTATTAATGGGGATTCTATCTAAGAAATCAATACGCATACTAGTGCCTTTAGTATGGTCTTCACTTTCTCTTTCCCAACAATATTGACAAGCTTCCGGAGTTTCTCCGTTGATTAATTCTAATCTTAGTTTTCTAATAGATTCACTATTCCAGGCATCCTTTAGTGTATCTTGATTAACATTGTATGTTTCGTTATCTGATCTTTTATTAGAATCTGGCCGCGCAGCACAACAGAATCTTATTTCGCCATTAGGCTGTACGTGTTGATGACTAAATGGTAAAGGGCAAAGTGTTTGACTCATACAAGTAATCTGATTAATCCTATAAAATCTATGCCAGTGATTAAAAGATAATTCAATAGCATACCAAAACTTTTCCTGGTCCATGCGGCCCAAGAATACAATAAACAACCACCTATCCAAAACGGATATAACCAAAACAAAGGAGGGTTTGGAACAGTGAGAGCAAAAGTTAACGCACACCCAACACTACAAGCCCATGCAAGTATTTCTATAAAAAATCTTGTTTTATTACTATGCCAATCTTCGGCTACCCAATCAAATATTTTTACTATTGTATCATACATATTTTTATTAATTCATACATTTCGGGAAATGTTTCTTGGAATTTTTGATCTCTATTTTTATCAACCTTATCAGTTTCTTCTATAAAATTTTTAATTAATTCTTTATTTTCCATTTCTAGTTCTAAGAATTCTATAATTGCTGTTTTAAGATTATGCTGTAAATTTTTGTTTAAAAAATTTTTTACATAAATTTTACAATCAGACGGTAAAGCACGTATGTTCATAAACTCCGGATTATGTAACATATTAAAACTGCAATTAATATTACGACTTTTGAAAAAATTGAAAATTTTTGGTAATTCTAAAATATTGTAAATGCTTACTGTTACCGTAACCATTATTTGAATATTGTCATGCTCTACACTTAGTTTTTTGTACCGATGAATAGTATCTAGTACATATTCAAACTTTGCAGGATATCGCAAGTAGTCAAATTGTTCATTTATGCCATCTACACTAATATCCAAATTAACTTTTTTAAACTTTGGAAATAACTCAATGAAATCATTTCTCCAAACAGTTCCGTTGGTGTTTATATGTATTGATTGATCAACGGAAAATTTTTTATCTACTGCATTTTTGAGTGTATCTATTAATGGCGTTACCAGTAACGGCTCAGCTCCATACAGATCCCAATATAAAATATTTTTGTTCCAGTCATTTATTTCTTTCCAAATTGGATTGTCAGTAGCATAACTATTCTTTGTTGTTTGAAATTTTTTTAAATATTTTTCATAATCTATATCAGAATAGTTTATTTGGTAGTCATCTTTGTACCATCCACTGCTTACACTAGAATCGCAGTGACGGCAGCTTAAGTTACAAACGTTTCCTGGTTTAAGTATCAATGCTCTTGGTTGGTCGAGTAAAGGAACTAAATGACCAAGATTTTTGTTATGAATTTGACGCATACTAGGAAAGCCTGCTTCCTCTTTTATCCAGCAATCCAAACAGTTATCATGCTTGATATTATTTCTTAATGCATCAATTATTTCTACTCTTGTAGGACTATTCCAAGCATCATTTAACGAATAAGTATCCAAAGTTATTGTTTTGTCGTTTTTGTCGACAAACATTTTTCTGCTGCCATTACAAACACTGACATGGCCTCCATTATGAAGACTTAAACTTGTTTCTGCAAGGATACAGCCAGTATTCATTACAATGTTTTGCCGACTGTTTCTAAAATAGTGTTTAATTCTTCATGATCGGCATTTTCATCGCCAAGTTTAGATTTAAATGCAACACGAATAGCCTTTTTAAGAATAGCAGGTTTAATCTCCATTTCTTCTGCTACTGCTTTGATAGTATCACTTAATCCAGCATTGAGATCTTCAACTTCCTGCATAATTGTTATGCCTTCGTTGATAATTTGGGTAAGTTTAGCTTTTTGTTCGGAACTGAACATTCTTGAATTCATGATAATCTCCTAAATAAAATAATTATATACTCTTAAATTACTAATTACAACGAATATTGGACAGGAAATGTAGTTTGACTAGATAACATATATTGAAAGATTTTTTCTAAATCGGGTTGATTAATTACATTCCCAATTGGGAAATCATAATACATTTGATCTGGAGTTACACCATGTTTACTAAGCCAATTCTTAAAGGCATCACTGTTGTAGAGTTCCTGTCGATATGGTTTATTCATTAACATGAGATAACCATTATTTACATAATGCCCGGATGTATCCCAATTATTAGGATCGTCTTGATCTAAGAAACTTTGTATTAGAGTTTTTCCTAGTATTTGTGGACCAAGAATTAAATTTGCAAACTCCGCAGAATGATAGTTTCTAAAACTGTCTTCCATTGTCCACCAATTTTTGTCATCGTATGCAGTCTCGTGCAGTAACATTATTTCTCTCCAATTGTTCTTGAAATTATCTGACAACAAAGTTTTAGCGTTAATTTCTAAATTAGGTTCAAGTTCGTGAATAATATCATTTAGTTCTTGCAGGTAGTCTGTTACTTCAAGATGGTTAGGAAATTCTATATTATTTAAGTTAACATATTTTTGATTTTTCGTAAAAAATCTATGTGCTTTGTTTAAATAATCTCTGGTAATTTCTTCTGCACAATTTGGTTGCGGATAGTCAAAAATTAATCCTATTTTGTGTAGTATACTAATAAGTTCCTGCAATCTGGTGTATTTTTTTTTGGCATTGTTGTTCCAGGGTCGCGGGGAGTGCTGATTGATACAAAAAGTTAATTCGGCTTTCACCGGAAGATTGCGGTGCAAAAAATGATCAGCCCAACTTTTTACAGCCGGGTTATCAAGTAGTGCTACGTCTAATACAATTGTTTCTGCGGGTAATTGAAAAGATATCTTCATAATAATATTTAACTATAAATATTTGAACATGAATATTACATTTAATGAAATAAGGATTTTTCTGTCAAGTGTCAAAATGGACTTTGGTGCGGATTATACTACCATAATAGATCATCTCAAAAGAGAAGAATGGGTTTCGCAAGGATTACGCCAACATGTTGGTCAGGAAAATCCTGCATTTGATTATAGATACTTGATTAAAAATCAGAATCCAAAAAGTCATTTACTACAAAGCATACTACGTTATATAATGTCTGATAAAGTACATGATCAGGCCTTAGACACACTTTACTCATATGATCCAACTTTTCAAGGACTTTGGGGAATGGGAAAAGATAAAATGAAGAAGTTTGCGCACTGGCATGCATATTATCAACTTGACAAACCTGGATTTTATTTAAAGCCACATACTGATTATCGTAGATTAATTGCCACTGGTATGATATATCTCACAGAGCACGATGATCCAGATTTATCTACGTATTTTTATTGGAACGGTGATAAGGATAATGAAATTCGATTAACCACTAATTTCGGCGATGGATGGTTGCATGTAAACGATGCGCCTAATATCCATACTGGAAGTAACAAAACTCAAGAAGATAGATATACAATACTACTGGGGCTAACTATCAAACACCCAGATGACTGAGCACGATTTAGTATTTCATAGAAACGCAAGAAATTTACCTAGTAAAAAAATCATTCAGCCCAATCGTTGTGATTGGCCCTGGAAAGAAGTTCATATTGATAGACTAGGAAGAATATTTCTTTGCGGCTGCGACGCTTGGGTGCCTTATTCCGCAGGGCATGTACTAGACTTTAATAGTTTTGATGACATATTTGCTAGTCCTACTGCACAACTGGTGCAAGGATCTATTAGTCGTGGCGAATATGAATACTGCGACACTACACACTGCGGAGTGGCAGCAGAAATTAAAAGTATACCTTTTGATTATGAAATACAAATAGGAATCGATGATTCGTGTAATTTACAGTGTCCTAGTTGTAGATCTGGAATGATTTTTAGAGACGACAATGAATATGTACAAGAAAGAAAATTGTGGCTTAAACGTGTACAAAGTTGGATAGTACAAGTTCCTGATAAAAAAATAAACATTCTAATAGGAAGTAACGGCGAACCATTTGCTAGTCCTATATACAAAGAATTTTTAAAAACAGAATTTAATCCGAATATCAGTTACGAAATTAGATCAAATGGTACATTGATCCGTAGGCACATCGATGAGTTATCTATTCTACCCAATCTAAAAATTATTAAATTAAGTATTGATGCTGCTTCTGCACCCACATATGAACGAGTACGAAAACCTGCTAAGTGGAATGCATTATTAGAAAATATTGATTATCTTAATATTCTTAAAGAAAAACATAACTTTAAGGTATATGCGAGTTTTGTAATACAGCGAGAAAATCTTGAAGATGTATTGACCTTTATAGATTTTTGTGAAGATAATGAAATAGATAGTTGTGATTTTACGCTACTACAAGATTGGGGTAGTTTTAATAACTTTAAAGATGAATGTGTACATAATCCTGATCACGAATTACACTATAGATTTAGACAGATTATCAGTGACCCACGATTAGTCAAATTAAACCCGCCGTGGTTGGTAAATTACTGATGCTCCAACCATGGAAATAAATTTCTCCAATTTGTGTTACGTCTACGATCAATTTCGTCTAAGTAAACCTTTAAATTTTTTATAGCTTCGGGATTTTTTGGTCTAGACATAATCTTTGCTGCTATTCCACGAAAGTGTTCTTTGATATTCTTTTGCTGATCATTATCCTCGGGCATTACAGCTAATATTCTTTCAATGTCATCTTTGAACACCTCTGGTCCAAAGATATCAGGCTTCATATGACCAGGACTGGGCACACTGGTACAACTCCAATTGATATAATCCCATTTGAATCCTAAGTCTTTTTTAAGTTGATTCCAATAGTTAATCTTTTCAAAATACTCGGGCATTGTTTTAATTGATAATGCATTAACTGCGGCATTGATACACACGGTAATATCTTTGCTTAATATGTATTCCATATTGGCAGTATATTCGTCTAAGTCCAATCCCCAACGCACATATTCTTGTTGTGGCCCCCAACAATCTAAACTGCCGGTGATTTGTATTCTTTTTAGTTTACCGGATTCCTTCAATGACATCATGCGATCAATTGTACGAGCGAATCTTTTTGGTTCTACTTTTAAATTGGAAACTAAGTTTAAACATAATTCTGGACTAGGATGAGTTTCAAAAAAATCTAAACAAAGTTCTAATTCCTTTTGATAAAAAGGCTCACCACCTAGCACATGAAAATACCTTAATTTACTGTGATGCTGGTCAAACCATATCCAAAACTCTGCCAACAGTTGGTCATAATTATTGGTCATTCTAGTATCTTCGGGTAGTAGTTTTACCGCACCTGATTCAAATTTACCAAACTTACGATTTTCTTCTTCCCACTTACTGCTAAAATGCGGACCGCAATACAGACAACTCATATTACAAACATTAGTAAAATACATTTCCAATATTGTAGGAGTGACTTGGTTTAGACTAGGATCTTGATCTAGTTCTGTTGCATATTCATAATGCCCGTTAGTTAATTGATATTGTCTATCACTCATACCTCCGGCTTGTTCAATAGTTTGACAATATTGGCATCCTGCCTGGGGCCATTCACCACGTCGCATCATTTCTCTGCTTAAAATTTTACGTGGTGTATTATGAAAGTTATGAAACTCGCCTACCTTGAAGGTATCGTGGTCGCATCTATGACAACTGCTAGAACTAGCTAGGCTTAAAAATACAGTTGACCAAGACCATTTGAGCAAACACGCTGTATCGGACTTGATTGGAAAGGTTTTAGTATTCATCAAAAAATTGTCGATCTAAGTTGTATAGCCTATCCAAGCTTTTTTTCCAACTATTGTTTCTTATTTTATCTAACCTATTTAGATAATTAATCCAACTTAAATTGGGTTTTGTTGAGTTTGATAAAGTATTTAATAGAATTTTTTTAGTTGTAGATTCTTCGGCCTGTTCAAGATTTATTATGATCTTTTCCGCTAGATGTGCAGGTGTGTTTTTCAAAGATAGTAATCCTTGGGTATCACTTTGAAAATTAAATTGAATTTTATGATCTAATGAAAAATTGTACAAATCTGTAAAATACATGATATTGTGTATACCAATATTTGCTCCTATGTTTACGTTTGTATGATCTAAATAGTGTTGCAGATTTTGTTTAACCTGATTCCAATTGGCTGGATATCTAATGTATTCAAATGGTTCGTCAATGGCATCAATTGATGCAATAAGGGTTACTGAGGCAAATTTATCCCAAAGACTTATAACTTCGTCACTTAGTTTTAAAGTTGCATTGGTATTGTAAAGCACGTGAATTTTTTTTGAATCTACGTTATTAGCAATATACTCTAATACTCTTGTATGATCTTTGGTTAACAATGGTTCCCCGCCATTGAAATAAATTTGTGATACATTTTCTAAATCAAACTCAAAAAGTAAATTATTGTGTTTAGTGGGTTTTATTCTTAAACTAACATGGTGTCCCAATAATTTTTCATCTTCTATCCATGCGCTGCTATAATAACTGCTACATGCTATACATTTCAAGTTACAAATGTTGTCACAGTTATACTGTAGCCATCTAAGATTGTTTTTGGTGCTAAAATTATGGTCTCTATTGTGTGCCAGTTGCTGTAACCTTCTAGAGGTAGAATTGGCCAATTCGTCTTGAACGCATTGCGAACAACTTTCCGGCAAGACATTGGTTTCTAGATATTTTTTTCTTTGATTTTCTAAATAGCTATCGTTGAAATCAATTTTATCCAAAGGTGGACTTAATTTACTAACACAACAAAAACCCAATTCCACTTGATTAGCGTTAGTTTTTTGAATAAAAAGATTTTGAAATAGATCTGGACAATAATTTTTCATAAGTGCTCACTTCCAACTGCAGGGCACGACTCCTTTAGTTGACGCAGCAGCCGCGTACACCGGTCCTAAGGGTGTTCTTATTTTTTTGGTTCGCAACTACGTGTTCTTGTTGTTTTACCATTTTGGTCAATTTCTTCACGCCATTCACTGCATACTTGAGTTTCTTGTTTAGATTTTTCAGGAAAATATTTTTCCATTGTGTAATTTGCGCCCATCCAACCCATTGCACTAAAGAATCCCCATACTATCATATATGGCAATTCACCTAACATCGGATAGCCTCTCGCTTATAATTTTTATTACCCTATCACTAAGCACAACTTCATAGTGATTGTAATCTAGTTCAATCAACTCCATTATGTCATCACGTACCATTTGACTGGCAATAGTTACCACGCCATCGTTTTTACCAGGTACCCATGGCGCACTTCCTTTAGTTGTAACTACATTAGTCCAGGGCGGCAATTTTTTGATATTTCTTGAATGTTTCATTGCATAAGAATTAGGACCAATGTCTTTCAATAATCTACTGTAAGGTAAAAAGTATTTTGCCACGTCGGCTATTTCAGCTCCACCGTAAGGGGTACTTAGAGTAACTGCTCCTACTACTTTATTTTGTAAAATGTCTGCTAGATGTAAGCAGTATATTCCGCCAAGACTGTGTGCAACAAAAAAAATATTTTCTTCTTCTATTAGAAGTTCTGTCATGACTTCTAGATTTTTTTCAAAACCATTTCTGCTGTCATAGTTGATAACTATGTCAGTTTCTTTACCTATACTTTGTCTTATGTAATTAAAACTTTCACTGGTTGCGCTAGCACCGTGAACATAAACTATTTTCATTCCAAATACTCCGGCCACAAGTCCACAAACTTGTATTTAAAATCAGGCCAATAAGTATTTTCTTGGTTTATATGCCAATCAACCAAGGGTTTACAATCTTGTACTATATTATCAACTAGTCTAAGATTATTGGCCAAATCCTGCAAGAATTTTTTTTGTCTTGGCCAGGTAATGTATTGCACAGAGTTTTCTAACTCACTTACGCTTTTTTCAATGAAACGATTTGGCAAAGCGGAAACCGATAAAATTTGTGGATATGTTAATTCATTCCATCTTGGTTGTGGAAAATTGTTCTCAAAAAAATATTTGTTTACGTGTGATAAATTCAAACAGTTGTAAACATTGTACTGTCCAGTTATACCTATCAGATGACCCGGTTTGTCTTTGATTGCATTTTGAATATATCTGATATTTTTTGTAACAAGATCCCAACTGCTACCATGTCTTACATATTCGAACTTTTCTTCTATTGTTTCGAAACTCACATCCCAAATAACTTTATTTTTTTCAAATAATTTTTTAACAATTTTATTGTTTTCAAGCGGAACGCTGAGGTTGGTGATTACATTGATATGTACGTTCGGGTCAATTACATCTAACAGCAGTTCATTTTCTTTTTGTAGCAAGGGTTCGCCACCCAGTAGTGCCAAATTTTTCAATGTGGATTTGTTAGCATCAATAAAACTTAAAATATCTTGCATTGTGTTTGAATAGTCTATTCTTTCTTGCGGCATTTTTCTCAATGCCGCCCATTGACTGCTTGCATCGTGACCACAATAAACACAACTTAAATTGCAAGTGTTAGACCATCTGATATCTAAATTTTGTAAATGTGTATCATTTACATTTTCAAGTTCTATGGGTTGATTTTGTGCAATATCATTATACCAATCTCTTTCACTCGAGTCACTGTGTTTTTCTTGGTTTACACAGATTTCACAATTTTTATGATATTGATTTTCAATGATAGATTGTTTTATTTTTGTAATTGTTGGAGAATTTAATACATCTTTGATTGGAGTTTTTCTTAGATCTCCTAGGGGGATCTTTCCTGCACAGCAAAGTTTATAACCACCTTGTGGATTGATGTGCAGATTAGTCCATGGAGCGTAACAAAAATTACGCCCAATATCGCGAGATAATTTTATCATATGATTGCTTGTGTAAAACTTTATTTAAGCGTAGATCTTAGCATCCAAGAATGTTTGGCATGAGCGTCTTGTCTGCTGGCCAAAAAGTCACTGAGTCCGTGCAAGCCTAATTCTTCAGCCGCTCTAAAAACTATACGAAACATTTCTTCCATGCGTTCGCTGTCTTGTAGCAGTTCTGCTAGCATAGCTTCAGCAGGCAAAACTTCGGTCTCGTCGTCAATTTGACTAAGCACGTTAAATCTCGAGAATGAGCCTGGTGTGTAGGCACCGGTGGCACGAATTTCCTCGGCAAACGTATCAATACTGCCATATACTTCTTCGTATATTTTACCAAATAATTCGTGTAATTGCGGAAAGCCAGGACCTTCCACATTCCAGTGAAAATAGTGAGCTTTTAGGTAAAAAGCGTATTCACTGGCAAATGCTATTTTTAGAGCTTGGTGTAATGATTCCATAGCAGTATTTATCTGCCTTGACCTCTATTGGGCTTGAAGCTGCGGCGATAACTCTTGTTCATTGAACTGGTCTTTGGACGTAATCCGCCAATGTGTGTGCGCTTTACTACATGATCGATTGCTGGTTTACCAGATGCGGTTCCTTTTGCTTTGGCCATTTTACTCTCCTTGAAAATTATTTAAATTTTTTATCTTTTCCGTAATGTTCGTGATCACTGTTTGAGTTTTCATACATTACAGTATCTGTGTCCCCCAAACGCCATTTGGGATTTTGCTCTACTACATATTTGCGTGTGCAAACTTTGAAATCTGGAAACTTCATATCCTTAGGATTACTAGCAGCATCAAAGAACAAACAACGATTGTTGGGCTGTGCTGCATATTGTCCATTATCTAGTTCTATAAAGTTAAAACTTTTGTGATCTTCCGGCCATTCACTATATCCGGTATCAATTATATTATGATCTGGGTGTGCGTTATCTACAGTAAACAGGTAGTTTCCTGAATACATTTGTTTGTCCTTGGCATAGAATTGGCAACTTAAATTTTTTAGAAAAGCCTTTTGAATTATGGAAATATCATAATCAAAGCAGTCCCATATCTGTAGTGTGTCTAAAGGTAAAAATTTCGAGACGTCAAGATTTTCTGTGCGTGACACAAACGCATGTAAAGGTAGCTTGTCATAAAGTGCGCCATAGTTGGGTAAGTAAGCCTCTATTCTAAATGCCTGTCCTCTAATACTTTTTATAGTGATCCAGATACAGGGTTCGTATTCTCCGTGACCCCGTTCGAAGTCATAAAGAAATTCTCGCCTGATGTACGAGTGTACTGGTGGTAGGTTAGCTACTAAAAAACTCATTGATTGAATACATTATCGTTGATCTTGATCTTGTTGCATTCTTCTTATAATGCTTTGATTCTGTCTATTTGGATCAAGATAATTTTTAATTTCTTGATCTGCCAGGGCCTTTGGGTCTTGAAGCAATTTTCCTGCTGTAAAAATATTTCCTAACAAATTTAAACCTTTTTTCAAATTACTAGGCTGTTGTTGATCCTGTGGTTCTAGCTCAGGGATACCTTGTTCTTTCATTCCTCTGGTTTTTGTTGCTACATTCTTGGCAGGACCGCGACGTTCAGGATTGGGATCCTCCCTACGCTTTTTAGCCGCTGAACTGGCACGACCTTTTTTGCCCAGGCTGTGTGCTTTACTAGCAGGTAGACATTTTGGTTTACCTTCGCCGCTGTCTCTACCACCGCACTCGCCTCTAATTTTTCCGTCAGGACCAAAACGAACCCATTTTTCTTTGAACCACTTGCGTAAATCTTCTTCTAGTTCTTGCTCGCTCATCCGGACACAGTTGGGCACCCGACGGTCACCTTTTTTCTTCATGCCTCTTTGTTGATAGCCCGACCAGCAGGATTCTAGAATTTCTCTATATCTCATTTTTTACTCTTGTTGCCCCAGTTCTTGGCACCTTTTTTACGACAGCGAACCAATGCACCTGATGCATAGGCTGACGGCCATACCTTGTAACGACTTTTTACTTTGTGATAGCAGGCATCTTGTTTTTCTGCTAGCATTTGATTGTTGTAAGCAGGACCTCCGCACTCGGGACATAATGTTGCAGCTTCGGTTACAATGTCATAACCTGCACGAGTCATTTCTTCTAGATATCGCTCGACATCTTCGTTAGTTACTATTCGAGCAGTGCCTACCATCTGGTCCTTGGGTTCAATTGGCTTTTTATTTTTTTCTTGTTCTTTGCGTTTCTTGTCTGCTAGATCTGCTACGCTACCTTTGCGTGGCTTCTTGGCACCGTATGAGAATGGTCCTGCTTCCGCCACACCTTGCTCATTCATTAATGAACCTGATATGTACCAAGACAAGTTATCACCTTGATCTCGTACATCAAGAACATTTACATTGTATCCTCTATCGTTAAGATATGCTTCTGCTTGTTGTGCAAGGAAGATTCGAGCACGCTCACCTTGGGTACCAATGTTACCCATTTCGTGACTAAGATCAAACTCGTACCAGTCTTCACCGACTATGTCTGCCAGGTCATCATCCGAATACCAACGACCATTATTGCCATCACCTGGTGCGAATTCTTGTAAATTGCCTTCCGACACCCGGTATTTCTTTTTAATTTCTGCTTGTGCCGCAATACGCTTGGCATCATCCTCAATGTCATAGGATGCTTTTAATTCTTTATAATAGTCAGGATCAGGCAAACCAGATTTTTTTCTTAGTTCTTGATGACGACGGTGTAGCCGGTCTTGCATAGAGCCTTCCGTTATTTTTTTATTCTTAAAAAGATCGTTAACGAACATATTAAATCGCCTGTTGTCTTAGTGCTGCTATCTGAGATGCTAGCCCTTTTACTTGTGATTGTATACCAATTTTTTGTGCTTGTATATCTCGTAGTGCTGCTGCTTTTTCTGCAGGACTTGCTCCTTGAGGCATCGATCTGTTTAGTGTTGACAATTGAGCTCGTGCTACTTTGAGTTCATTTGTTAGACCGGCCAGTTGAGCCATTGTATTTTGTTTTCCTGCAACTTTTTCTTGTGACTGCATCACTCTATCTGCATTTGTAATGCCACTGTCGTTGCCAATTGCAGATCCTTGGGCTCCATATTCAGCTAGCCAATTTGAATAGGCTTGTTGAATTTCCTCTTCTACACTTTCAGCTGCGCCGCCATCACCAACCATACGACTTCTAGACTTCTTGGCACTGTCTTTGCCTTTCCAGTAGCCCGGCCAACTTGGACCAGTTGGATTGCGTTCAGCAGCCGACATAGCATCCATTTTTTCCAACAGATTTTTAATATCGCTCATCAGTATACGCCTTTGCCTACCTTGACTTTTTTTGGCTTGTGGGCGTTACCAACTTTTTTGGGCACACCAGATGTCGGTTTGTGAGCAGGGCCGGTCATACTAGTTGCCACACCTGCAGACGAACTGGCACCACCAGTGGCTGTTTCATTAATCATTTTATCCAAGGCATAATCAGCAGCAGCTTCTGCAAACTCCATCATTTCTGGTTGTTGACTCACTGCTTCGTATTTTAGATAATCTCTAACACTTTCAAGGTATTCGCTGGCCAATGTGAGTTTACTTGCTACCCAACCTTCGATACCTTGCATTTCACTTATATCTTTCAACAAGCGATGAATTTCAATGGCCGCTTGAGCAGCCGAATACATTTGACTACGAGCCATTTGCACTTCGTGATCACGATGCATATCATCTGCTTCTTGTGCAATTATACTGTTTTCTACTATAAATTCTGTTGTTTTCATGCAAATTACCTCAATATATTTTTATTTATGGATTAACTTGAAATGTTATTATTCTGCCTGTTTCAGTATCATCTGCTTGTGTCGTTATCACGCAATCTTTATTCTCATTGAGAGAAAAATCACTTAGTTCGAAAAATCCTTGTTTGCTACAGTTTTCTATAGTCAAAGTATGTATACCAGGTTCCAGTATACAAATCAAATTTTCTCTAATAAAGGTTTTATATCCCGGCCAAGCGAATGTTCTTTCTGTTAATAAATCATTGTCTACATATATTCTATATACAGGACTTTCTGCCTTATGACAGCATACATTAACTTTAATATGCTTAAAGTCATCCATTTTTCTTTCTGCCTTGGCAATGTGCTCGTTGGCTGAATCCTTTTGGGCTGTTACAATTAATACTGCGTTTGTATTTTGTGCTCCACTTTTCTTTCAAGGACTCAAAGTCTTCTTTTAATTTTTTATAGCGTTTGGTTAGATGATATCCGGCCATCATGTCGGGTAATGTGTCCGCGGTAACATCGTTATCGTCGCCCATTGTGGCCATGACATAACGAGGATCATTACCGTCTTTGACTACACCTACACCAGCAGCATCTTCGGCCACAGTCTGTGGAATTTTATCCAGTACACGACCCAGTTCAGCATCGTTTCTGCCGTACATCTGTAACAGGAAGTCACCGCGGGCTTTGGGATTGTTGCGTACAGCGTTCCAGGCTGCACGGCTTTGTGTTCCGTGACTTACATCAACTTGCTGTCCGTTAATTTTTATTATCTTGTGTCTTTCTTCAGCAATGATAACATACCCATGTTTGTCAGCTGTTGCAGAGTCTGACAAACTGTTAAACGATTTAAAATAACCTGGCGTGCCATCTTTTTTTACATTGTCAGGTTTCAGCCTGTCTTTGTCAGGGGCTCCTACTGCCACAACGAAAATTGTTTTAGCAGGGTCAAACTGTTCTGGTAATTTATACGGACTAGAAACTTCTAATATACGGTCGGACGGAATCCCGGCCGCATTCATAAAAATAACTTTATCGCTAAAATTGAAAGGACTTTTTGGCATTTCGACTTTATTGCTAGTAGCAATAAAAACGTTATCTCTACCAAAAGTATTTTGTAGGGATGCAAAAACTTCTTTGTGCCCTAGATGAAAAGGTTGAAAACGCCCTGGGTAAAGAACTACTAGCTGTAGTTCTTGTTCAGTAATGTAGTTTTCAAACAAATTAGCAATAAACATGGTTTATCCATTCTATTGCTATATTTAGCTTACATGTTTTCTAACAACCAAATGTAGAATGGGCTTTGAAATGGCAAGATCCAACGCCCATTCCATCCTAAATTGACGCAGTTTTTGACTGATTCTGGAAGTTCCTTGCCGTCTGCGTACTCTTTTGGGTACGCAGGCCTATAGTCACTCAAATTCCATCTGAGATTTGAAATGTCAATTTCGTCAATTTCGATATGATCAATATTGAGTAACAAATCAGATATAATTTTACCAGAATCGTCTCTTACTGTGTCCGAACTAGTTTTATTACACAATTCAATTGTGAGACTGTGTGAACCTTCGTCTACCTCTGAATCAAACTCAAAAAATTCAGTTTCATTCGATGACTTTGTTAATGTGCCGTGAAAATATTCTTTGTCGTTTAACAAAATTTTAAATTCGGGCGATTTTGAAGCAGAAGTTCCGCTTAGGCCTATTTTAAAATGTAAGGTTTCTTTGTCAGACATTGTGTATCCTTTATGCCGGAGCTTTTTGTGCCATTTTAATAGCATCTTGTAGAGCTGCTGGGCCTGCTTCTATCTGCGGAGCATCTCCTGCAGGACCAAACTGAGGCATCTTGCTTAGGTCACCAACGAATTCATAGTGTCCAATATGATTCAACAACACTTTTCCATGTGCCCAGATTTCACCACCCATGGCCGACCATCTGCGGCAGAACAGCCAATCCTCGCTCAAGTAGTGTCCTTTTTCATCAATAGCAACATCGAAGATACTGTACATGGTGGGCTCGTACTGTTTGCCTAGACCAACATCATCCACATACTTGCATTCAGGATGTGCAGCACATAGCTTTTCATATACATGACGCTTGAACAACAAGAAACCTGTGCCCATGGTATCTACAGTAAAGATGTCGCCCTGTACTTTGGTTTCTCGCTTTAGGTTAATAACATAGTTAACTGGCAGTGCTTTTTTAGGATATAATCCGCCGATTACGTCTTTATCACAGGCCATCATTTGTAAAATAGATTCTGGTTGGAAACGAATATCAGCATCAATAAACATAAAATGCGTGGCCGATTGATTGGTCATCATCTTGGCCATCAAGTTGTTACGAGCACGAGTAACCAAACTTTCGTTAACCATTGTGTCCAGTGACCAATTTAATCCAACTTGTTGTGCCATTAAAATAAAACGTAACAACGAAGTCATTGTGGGTTCACTTACATTTCCACCATAACATGGCATACCGATGTGTAGATGACATTTGGTAAAGTCAAATGGTGTTCCCTGTTGTTGTGGGCTTGATTGTTGCTTGGCTGCTGCTGCCTTGATCAACGAAACAGCATCTTGTGGACTGGCCTGGGTGGCCGATCTTTGAGCTGCCGCTGCTTTGATTGCTGCTACTGCGCTTGCCTGCGTAGAGGCGTTATCGCCAATTATTTTTTTGGTCATTGATTTCTCTCTTTTTGAATTAAGCTTTGTTTACTTCTACTACCACACCCTGTCCCAATAGCTCTTCAGCTACTGATCCTAGTGCTGTAATAATATCGTCATTGATAATTTCAGTTGTTGAATCTGTGTTTTTAACAAGTTTACTTACAGTGATTACAACCACTTCTTCATGTACTTTTGCCATACCAGCCATCCTTGAATAATAACGTTATTTATTATCCAGGCATACCAGCTCGGAAACTTCTCTAATCAAATCTGGATGTATTAGAGTAAGGAATGTTGCAACATGACGATCGTTTGTAAAAAAATTGGTGCCCCAGATCCAGTCATAAGGCTTACTTAAACTTTCTCTAGCATGATCGCTCATTCGAACCAAATCGCCCAGACTATTCAAATATGCCAACACCTGATGTCTTACATCTGTATCAAATTGCTTTTCTCTCAGCCAAACACGATACCGATATTTTGGTGGCTTTTTGACCAGAACAACATGATTGTTTAATATTGCTTTGATTTCTTCGTTGGCCGGGCCAGTAATAGCGGTCAAATTTTGTCTGTGATCCGGATCAATTGACTTGGCCACACTCTGTAAAACCAATTCATCTGTTGCATAAACTGATATTTTTGGTTCTTCGGTTCTAATCTTAACATCGGGATATTCATAATATAAATCTTTTAAACTATGCAAAAACCCAATGTCGGCTTCCTGTAAATATTCAGCCAGCTGCTTGTTCCACCAAGATCCTTGGCGCCTATAATCTCTAACCCAATTTCTACGCCGTTCGATATCATATGAAACATTGTCACAGCGAATACTTTTACAGCCAGGGGCCATAATATCCAATCTAAAATAATATTCGTTGTAAAACTGTTTTGTTGATTCTTGAATATTAATACTGGGCGACAGGTTCTTCCAGAACAATGTATCCATTTTGGTCTATTCTATGTTTGAAGTCGGCTGATACCGGTTGAAATACAAATTTGTTATCTGCATAATCGATTACTATGATAGCATTGGGCATAATAGCTTCGAATAAAATCTTTTTACTCAATGGTACCTTTATCAACTCATTAATTTTTCTTTGCAAGGGTCTAGCACCCATTTTACTGTCAAAGCCATTTGACACCAATTCATCTACAGCTTGTTCAGTTAGCCGCACACGTAATTGTTTATCCAACAGTAGTTCATTGAGTTCGTTAATAAACTTGTTGACAATCTTGCGCATACTGAGTTGATCGAGTTTACTAAACTTGACTACACCATCCAATCTATTTCTAAATTCTGGCTTAAAGAAGTCTTTGACAGCTCGGTCATCTTCGCCATCACGTTCCAGTGTAGTAGTAAATCCAATTGTGTTCCGATCGTTGTCTGCTGCACCAAGATTAGATGTTAAAATAATTATTGCATTTCTGCAATCGGCTTTTTTACCATTACTGCTAGCGACTGTACCCTCATCCATCATTTGTAGCAGTACATTGCTCACATCTGGATGTGCCTTTTCGATTTCATCCATAAGGATGATGCAGTTGGGATTCTTTTCAATGTCGGATATTAACAATCCACCACCCAAATTACCATCGTCGTAGCCCACATAACCCGGCGGAGCACCAATCAATTTTGCCACAGTGTGACGTTCTTGGTATTCACTCATGTCGTATCTCAACAGCTTCATACCAAGAGTTTCGGCCAGCAGTTTTGCCAATTCAGTTTTACCTGTACCAGTGGGACCTAGGAACAAGAAATTACCAATTGGTTTATTGATTGATTTCAATCCGGCCTTACTTACATAAATTTTTTCTAATACAGTATCTACAGCACGATCTTGTCCATACAATCTATCTTTAATTTTGCGTTCTAAGCAATCTACATCTGTAGAACCCGAGTCAGATTGCATACCAATTTGATCAACTGGAATTTTGGTAATTCTGCTAATTGCATTTACTATATCTCGCTTGCCAATTGACCATACTGTGTGTTTAATTTTATTCTTTGCACAGCAAGCATCAATCAGGTCAATTGCTTTATCGGGTAATTTTTTATCAGTCTGGTACCTCACTGACAAATCTACCGCTGCTTCAATGGCATCGTCGTGAATGGTACCATCATGAAACTCTTCGAAATGAAATCTTAAACCACGTAAAATTTCTTTAGCAATCTCGGGCGTGGGTTCGTCGATCGTAACACGCTGGAATCTACGCATTAATGCTCGATCCTTTTCAAAGCTTTGTGTATACTCTTCCCACGTTGTACTAGCTAATACTTTAATTTTGCCCTTTGATAGTGCGGGCTTGATCATATTGGCCAAATCAACACTGCTTTGACTACCGGCTCCTGCACCTCGCATTTGGTGTGCTTCATCAATAAACAAAATTGTTTTTTCTTTAGAATTAAGTGCATTGATTATTTCATGTATTTTTTCTTCAAAATCTCCGCGATATTTGCTACCTGCCAGTAAACTACCAATGTCTAAATTGTACACAGTATAATTTTTCAAATACTCGGGCACGTTGTCGTTAACAATTTCCAAGGCCAATCCCTCGGCAATGGCAGTCTTGCCCACTCCAGGATCGCCGATCATTAAAACATTACATTTATTTCTTCTTGCCAAAATTTCTATTATGTCGTTGGTTTCGCTTTCTCTCCCAATAACAGGATCAATCTTGTTATCACTTGCAAGCTTATTCAAATTGGTACAATAATGTTCCAATATTTTATCAGCTTGAGCAGAATTTACAATAGATTTATTTGCTTCTGTTTTGTAAAACTTATTATACTGTTCTATTATTTTTCCTCGATCAAGTTGATACTTGACTATGAAATAATGAGCATAACTATTTGTTTCAGAATTGATGCTTAGAAATAAATCCATAACTTGCACATGAGTTCTTCCGCTAAACAAAACCTGTGTAAAAGCTCTGTTAAACGTTCTTTCTAGTGCGTGTGTTTTCTTTGGTTCAACATTGTCTGCTTCAAGGTAAGTTTGATTTTCTATATACGAAGAAAGATCCGAATCAAGACCCTCGATATCTATACCAAAATTAACCAAGAACTCTCTAAACACACTGAACCTAATCATTGAAAGAAATACATGTTCTAATGTAACGTATTCATGATTATAATTTTTGGCTATGTCGATAGCGTCAGAGACAATTAGATCAATTTCTGGATTGGTTTGTAACATAAAAATATTTATTGAATATGAAAGAGATTTTTAAGTTCGTCAATTTGATGAGTGCTTAAATTAGTTGGTACATTAATTTTTACACACACAATCAAATGACCCCTACTGCTTTGATTCATTACATAAAGGCCCTGATTGTGTATTCTCAGTTTGCTGTCAGGTTGTATGCCTGCAGGAATAGTCAAATCAAAAATTTTACCATCTAGGCCTTCTATTGCTATTGTAGCACCTATCATTGCACTAATGCAATCAATTTCTATTGTTTTGATTAGATCATAATTGTCAACTTGAAATCGTGGATCGCCTTCGACTTGTATTTTAACATACAAATCACCACGTGGCAAGCTGTTAAAAAAGTTGTCTCCCAAGTTGGGAAATTTTATTGTACTGTTGGGTCTTACTCCGCGAGGAATCTGTACATTAACAGGATAACGTTCTCCATTGGTATTTTGTACTCCAATTGTTTTTTCTTGAGATTCTAGTGTGCTTGCCAATGAAACTGTAATGGCCACTTGAATATCTTTGTTTTTTCTTGCCTGACGAAATGGACTAAATGGATCACCGTGACCGGCAAATCCTGGCCCGAAACTAAATCCAAAGTTTCTAAGCATATCTTCCATTTCATGCGGCATACCACTGCCCATATCATGGCCGTTTACTGAAAAACGGAATCCTCCCATGCCACGACGTTCGGCGTCATATTGAGCTCGTCGATTATCATCGCTTAGAATATCGTAGGCAGATTGTATTTGTTGGAATCGATTTGTGTCACCGCCTTTGTCTGGGTGATGTTGATTGGCCAATTTACGATAGGCCTTTTTGATCTCATCTGCGTTTGCGTTTTCAGCAACACCTAAAGTATCATAATGCGTCATAGTAATATTATATATTCTCTATCTTGGGTTGTCAATACAAATGACGAGAGCCCACGAATGGGCTCTTGATAATACAGTTTGTAAAATTACTTTTTACCGTTATCTTTTTTTGCATCTTCAATTTTGGTACCTTCCAACTTCTTGTGTACCTTGATTGTTTTGCAAACTTCTTTTTCTTTGTTGGTTTTGTTATCAAATTCTTTGACACAAACCTTTTTTTCCTCGGCAGCATAAACACTGGTTAGTGCTAATACGCCAATCATCAATGCTACGAAATAGTTCATTTTGGAGTACCCTTTTTAGTAAATTTTTCTGATGCTGTGAATCCTAGTCCGCCTAACACAATGTACATAATAGCATCAAAGGTTTGCGGACTTACTTTTTTTTCAAAAAACAACTCAGCGAGAAAACCAATCATGATCAGTAAAAAAGCCAAAAATGTAATGACTCTTTTACTGCTGGGATTTGTCTCGCTTTCTCCAGAAAGCATTTTAATTAAAAAATGCATTATCTCTCTGGATGATCTGGTTGCACTGGTGCTTCTTTACCGCCAAAGCCTCCACCTACTGACGGAGTGAAACTTGCTAGCGCAGCGTCGGCCAATGATGCCAATGGTGCTGGTTCTGCTGCTCCGAATGCTGCCGGTGCTGCTGCCACACCAAAATCTCCCAACGTTGGTTCAATTCTGCCAGGTGTAGGCGTTGGTGCGGGCGGAGGAGTATAAGGTTTATTGGCAGCTTCTAGTGCCTTTGCTCTCAATTCTTTGTCATCGCCGGCCAACATAATACCCGACAGTGTACCAGTCAAGAATGTAGCAATTGGAATAATTAATTCAAAGAATTTATTATCAACTGGACTCATGCCGTTCATTGGTTGTGTTACAAAAATCAAACTGTATAGAACTACAAACACAATACCAAATAATGTAAGACCTAACACGATACCAATAAAGAATTTTAGTCTTACATTTAGTTCTTCGGTTGTGTATCTTGGTCCTTCCCAAATATCTTTAATCATTTACATTCTCCTTTTCGTGGTGCAGGTGCAGCCGGGGCAAAACTGTTACCCGTTTGTCCGCCTGCCTTGTCTTTTTCATATGGTGTTAAATCTTCTGGGCAAGTGCCGTTGGCACTGCAAAATGGTTTTTTACATTCTTTCTTGTCCCAGTTGTCGGGATCTTGACAAGGATATCTATATCTCTCCTCACAAGCCACCAATAACGGAAGTGCTAGTAGCAGAAATAGATATCTCATCAATGAACTCCTAACACATGAAGCGCATGATTGTAGTGCTTGATACGATCATCTAGACCAATGAACCCGCCGTTGATTTTGCGTGTCATTGTTTTGATATCGCCAGCATCTGCTTCTTTGTTTAACTTGTTGGTTTCCCAGAACCAACAGGCCGACTGCGCGGCACCTTCAAAAGTTTGTGTGTATTCTGCTGCCTCTTCGGGTGAGATCTCCAAACTTGCAGCAAACCAAGTGTAGTTGGTTTTGCCAGTCAATTGAATTAGGCCGCGACCACGATAACGCCAACCGTCGCCTGACGCTTCGTCACCGTTGCCCATTCTGTTAGCATAAATTCTGTTGGCAATCTTTTCTGGTTTCTTTTCGTAGGCCTTGGCTGTTGCCATGTCCTTGAAATATTTGCCAAAAATTTTCGTCAAGCTTTCTGCTTTGTAATTTAAATTTTCTGTTAAGAAGACAAAATTACCTGACTCGTGAGCGCATTGTGCAATAAATGCAGCTATTCTCTGAGGAGTGTTGATTTCATAATCAGGTAGTAACTGGCTTAAAGCATTGTGCCAATAACTGATGTATGGGTTCTTTGGTAATAATTGTGCTAATTGATCTTTAGTTAGTTCCATGATTCTCCTTTATTTGTTATGTTTACCACCACATTTTGGACAAGCTTCTTGTTCCATCTTATTTTATTCCTTCAAATATCTTTTTTTGCTTGGCATGCCACTCGTTCCATCCTTCGACTTTTTGAGCACAAGCATAGTATTCAGTATAGTTGTCGACTACAACCTTATGTAAATCTACTATTGACACTGGATCGCCTTCGATCTTTTTTAATTCAGGGCAAGCACCTTGTAGAGATTTAGGAGCTTCGGGAAACTTTGCTACTACCGGCACAGTGGTAGAACAGCCGGTGATTAATACTGTAAGTAGTAAACCATATAGTTTCATTTTGACGCCGCCTTATTTTGTTCTTCGATAATAATTTTTGGTATAGGACAATTTTTTACTGCATCCAGCAATTCTTTTTGTTTTGCTTCAAACACTGCTCGCTCTTCGGCGCTCATGTCCTTTACAATTTCAACTGTCTTGCCTTCTAGCAATCTTGTAATATATTCAACTTGCTTCTTGCCTTTTTCTCTTATATTTTTTGTATTTTGAGTAACTTTGTTGTCAATTTCGGCATTGACTTCTTTACTCTTTTCTTCAGCGGCTTTGACTTTGGCTTCCATTTCAGCCACTCGTTCACGCCAGGCCATTTCTGTGCTGTAACCGCCGTACCAGTAAATGCCCACGCAGAATACAACAGCTGAGATAATTTTTAAAGGAAATTTATTTAGTAAAAAACCCACTATAATACCAGCAAGTCCACCTGCCATTAGCAAGTAGACAATGAATATAATAAAGGAATCGGGTAAAAGATGTAGTAGCCACATATATACTGTTCTCGAAAACTAACAGTATTTATGCGATTTTGGTTATAAAATGCCGGCTAGGCTTCTAATAAGTTGGGTATGATCGTTTTTAGGAGCTCGTGTAGTTACAGCGATGCCTGCTGCTGTACGCATTTCGTCTAGTTTTTTATCTCCAAAACGATTTAAGTAATCTTGGGCAGTGAGCGGTAATGTACTTCTGATATTATCTACAGTTGCATCTACAGAATTTGGATTTGATCTAAATTGAAGTTTCCATTCATCTAAACTTTGATCAGTGAGTTTAGTTATGTCTTCTAGCATTTTGATGATTTCTTCGGCTACTGCTGGTGTGCGATCGCATTCAACAAATACCAAGAAATCGCCATCGTCCATTTCTCCGGCACTTATGTCTGCATCAACTACCCACTCGTAACCTTTTTCAATAAAGTTCACTAAATCATTGGCTGGACTGCGACCTTTTACTTTGAAACTAAGCACAACTATGTCTTCGTCTTTTCCCATCTTGCTTTGAAATTCATCTAGATGAAGTTCGGGTTTTACTAAACGCTTTAGGTCGTTTTTTTCTAATCCTTCGGAAACTTGCATTTTAAACTCCTGCCACAGCTTGTGTTGGTGCATCGGTATCGGTTTTATATATGTTATCGTCGATACCTTCTTCATAACTTTGTTCAATGTCTTCGGCATCTACGCTGTCTTTTTCTAGCTCAACACTGCCTTGATTGATTTCTTGCATCAACTGTTTTGGCATAACAATTTCCACCAACCAAACAGGAGCTCTGCCCATTTTTGGTGTTTTGGTGCCCGGTTGAAAATCATTGGGATCTTCCACTTTGATTGGGTATTGTAGATGGTCTTTTTTATATGAAATCTCACACCCATAATCCAATAGACGTTCGCCGCCACGTGGGTCGGGCATTAGCTTGTAAGGCCACATAAAGGTACATGTGACAAAATATTTTTCATATTTTGGCCCAGCTACCAACTCGCCTTTTTTCCAGTTGGCAAAAGTATAAACATCAAGTTCGTCAATGACCCGTTCAAAATCCAAAAGGGTATTAACTGCGCTATCTGTTAGCGATATTGTTTTTATGTTTTCTAAAACGTCGTTTATATCAGTTGGCATAAAATATATTTCAATATTAGTTATTTAGCTAATATTTGTTCTATTTTAATTAAGAGTATTGTGAACTTGTGCAGTACGGTCTAATACTTAGCATATAAAAATGTCAATAAACACACAGTATTCTATGTAAATTACGGTACTTAAATATTTGCGTGGACTTGATAAAAAAAGTTGCCAAGCCCACTCCAGGGAAAAGGCAATGACAGATCCACCAACTACAAAGGAGGAAGTCTTGAGTAAGCGCCGTAAAAGCGAAGCAGCACAATTGCAAGTAGTAAACATAGATTCATATCAAAAACAACGTCGTACCATTCAATTAATTCCAAAAAGTCTTAACCAAGAAACTTACATAGATTTATTAGAAAATCCCCAACGCTTAATAGTTTACGCCGCAGGCCCGGCAGGTACAGGCAAAACTATGCTGGCTGTGTTGGCCGCCCTAAAAGCATTTAGAGCAGGAGAATGCTCTAAGATTGTTATTACCAGGCCCGCAGTAGGCGTTGATGACGAGCAACATGGATTTTTGCCGGGTACACTAAATCAAAAGATGGAGCCATGGACACGCCCTATCTTTGATATCGTAGAAGAATATTATAGACCACAGGAGGTAGTACGTTTGCTAGAAGAAAAATATATTGAGATTGCTCCACTAGCATACATGCGAGGACGGACATTTAAAAATTCGTGGATTATTGCAGACGAAATGCAAAACGCGACACCAAGTCAGATGAAAATGCTGTTAACTCGACTAGGCGAAAAC